GTTCATTGGTGACATCATTAAAATAACCACTATCATCAATAGTACCTACTGCATCAGTAGAACGATAATGCCAAATACCAGGATTTGCACCACCGAGCTTATATAAGTTTGTTGCATCTAAAGCCATTTGTACCTCCTATTCAGCTATTTGCACTTCAAAGACTGAATTGTCATCTATTAAGACGACACCCAAACTCATGTATGCAGTTATTAAGTTAGACACTCTTTCTGGAATGTAGTTGATTTCTGTTGTTACATCCGCACCCATTCCTACTCCTATACCAGTTCTATGATATGCAAAGCATTGTCTTTTAGATGATGAAGTGGGTAATCCACTATGTACCATCCATAAGAAACCTAACCATCTCTTTGCAACCATACCACCTTTATAAGGTAATTCATCAGGTCCAACAAAATCTGCATCCGAGAAAGCATTGATAGCAAGAAGATCTACCCAACCATCTGGTGATACAATAAATACTCTATCACCATCATCAGGCACATCGTTCTCTCCCATACCAGCAAAAACATTATTTATTTTTGTTTGGGTTAAACCATCTGAACCAGATTCAGTTTGAGTATTAGATGTACCATCAAGAGCAGTTGTGATAAGTTCATCAGTTTTTCTTCCTAATGCACCTGCGGCACTTTGTGCTACAACCATTCTTTCATCTATATTTATTTTAAGTTCATCTAGTCTGTCAACATAGTCTGCACTAAAGTAATCACTTAATGTAGCTGTTACATTTGTGTGATCGATATTCATAATTGGTACTTGACCATGTCTAGACTTTTGAACTGCGGCTCCCTTGCCTACCTTTTGAAAGGTAACTTGGTTACCATTTACGCTTTGCTTCATTCTACAAGTATCTTTGAGTTTACTACCCATTCGTTGATAAGCCATATGGACATCACTCTCGAACTGTTTAATAAAAGCGGTACTTACACTTAAAGACATAACGCCTCCTTAAAAAAAATTAATAAATAAACAATGAGTTTATCCAGTTTACTTTCTGTAAGGTTATCCTAACGGGCAATACTCCAATATTCTGGGACTACTATTACTCTTATATAGAAATTTTATTAGATTTGCAACGACTAAATTTAACAAAGTCAAGATTTTTTTTCTTTATATATTCTTTATCAAACTTACAATTCAAATGTTGTAGCAGTTTTACTGCTTTTTTATTGTCAATCCATACATAATTATACAATATTTCGTAGGGTCTATGTATTAAATCTACCCATTTTCTGCTTAAAAGTGCTAGTTTCATAGGTTTTTTAAAAGCTTTATCACTAGCTAATAGCCATACTCTTGCCAATCCTACGCTTTCTGCTACTGTTCCACCCATTAATACAGGTTCATTACCATAAAATAAAGTAAAAGTTTGAGCATCTTTATGATGTATTGGGTAAGTTAAAGCAGTTAATGGGTCTTGCCCTACTGCTTCTACTTCCATTATATCTTGTTGACGCAAATGTTTTGCTAAATACTTGGCATCTTTTTCTGTTGATGGTTGTACAGAAATAATATCATTTGTATAATTTTTCAAAAGCGTTATTAATTTGAGTTACATAATTATCATCTCTATGTGTAGGATGCCAATAGCGTATATCTTTCATCATAGCTTCTAAATCTTTTCTATCTTTACCAGCTACTATAGAAGATTCAGGTGCTTGGCTCATACTGTTCTGTAACATATTCATAATCTTTTCTACAGTTTCTACACCATTAGAAGTAGAACACATCATTTCTAATACAGGTTTTTCTTGTTCACCAAAATGTTTATTTACCCATAAACTTACTGCTTCTATACGCTGATTAGCATTTTCTCCTAATTTATTTTTCTCTGCTTCCAAGTCAAATTGTGGTTGAGAATTTATAAATAGATCAATACCTGCATTAAAAGCATCTTGACTTAATCCATTACTATGACAATACTTTTTCCATCCATCCATTAAAGGAGTATCAGTATTATAAGTGTCTGGTATTTCTGGTAATGTATAATTGTCTGGACTTTCAGGTAAAGCTTTTTTTCTTTCTTCTTCTATTTCAGTTTTAATCTGTGTAGATAATTCTTCTTTCTTTGTATGAATTGCTTTCTCTGCTTCTACATAAGACTTACTTAAATTTTCATAATCAGGTTTACCATCATTCCAAAATTTTTCTGGTAACCATTCTGGTCTTTCTGCTACTTCTCCTACTTCGTCTTTAGTTTCCTGTTCTGCGTTTATTAGACTGTCTTGCTCTGACATTTTTGCCCTCCTTTATTCTTTGTTCAATTAATCCAACTAAAAATCTCATACCTTCTCTATGTCGTAATTCTTCACTAGTTATATTATAACCTGCTACAGATTCGATTGTGATTTGTCTTAAATACTTTAAGGTTTCTTGCCCTGCGTCTGTAATGAAACAAGACAATACTGTTGTATTTATTTTATCTTCTGCTGTTTGTGTACGACTGACACCGTCAATACTAACTTGGTGGAGTTTCTTGTCCTGCATCTGGTCCCATTTGTCCTTGTTGTTGTGCTTGTTGTATCTGCATAGCTTGTTGCATTTGTTGCATCATAGCAGTCATTTCTTCTTTTGATCGTATTAATTTCTCTGGAATGCCAAATTTTTCTGCTAGATACTTTGTAGATTCGTTACTATCTACTAATAAATTAATAAGTTGCGGTCCAAATCTAGTACCTACTAATTCTAAAAATCTATTAAACCCATTAATATCTTGGTTTGCTTGTGCTTGTGCTAATGGAGAAGTAGAATGTACTTTGATTTCTCTACCATTTACAGTAGGAATATTAATTCTTCCCTGCTTTTTTAATATATGTATTACTCTTTGTAAGACAGGTGTTACCATTTCTGCCTGCAATCTACCAAATGCTGAACCAATTTGTCTTGATAAGTCTGCCATTCTTTCTGCTACTTCTGTAGCACTCATTGGAGTTCTATTTGGATCGCCTAGCATTTCATTATACAATGCTCTTTTAATATTTTGTCGCATATCTTTTAATACCAAATCAGCAACATCAAATCTTCCTGCTGGTGTTATAGGTTCTAGTCCACGAGATGATGGGCTTCGTGGAATAATTGTTCCTGGTAAAAGTTGAATTGTATCCACATTAATAATCCCATCATCTTCCATTTGATACATACCAGATATAGACATCTGTGCATTTTCTAATATCATTTCTATTACTAGGTTTACCGTTTTAACTGCTGGCATAGAATTTAAAAGTGGTCCTCGACCATATACTTCACCTGCCGCTTTGCTCCAACGAAATACTACATATGGGTTTGATCCTTCTCCCATAAAAGATTTTTGTAAATAAATATGTTTTGGATTACTACTAAATACTGTAAAGTCATATACTTCTACATTAGGTTTCATATAATTTCGTGATACGCATTCTACTATCTCAACAAAAAAATCTTTACCATTACTCATTTGTCGTACAATTTCATTTGGTAGTTGTGCTTGTGGGTATATAACTTTTATGTTCGATGCTTTTATTCTTCTAGTTCTGTATACTGTATCAATAACATCATTCGGTCCTGTGTCTAATGTCATTCTTGAAAGAGGAACTGCGGTAAAACGAATAGGCTTAATAGCATCTCCTTCTTCTATTAACAATGCTCCAGTACCTACGCTTAAATCTAAAAAAGCTTCGTGGATTTCTTGAGCAAAATTAGAATTTTGTAATACTTCAAATACATAATTAGTAACATTATCTAAAGACATATTTACTTCTTCTCTTTCTTCTTGAGGTATTTCTGACCCTGCTACTAATTCTGCCCATCGTGCATAGTTCGGAACGATACCTGCTTGCAATCGTGAAGCAAATTCTTGCACACCAACCACAGCAGTTTCATCAAATATTTTATCTGTATTGTTTTGTCCAGCAGAACGAGGATAAAAACTTTCTCTTGCTGGCATAGAATACTCATAACATTCTTCAAATTTAGGTCGCCACAATTCTTTAATTTGTTCTGCTCTTTTATAACGAGCCAGCATTGTATCAATGCTTGTCATATCTTTTAATATAGGTTCTGGAACTAATGCTACCATTCTATCCTAAATTAGTATTTGGTTTTGTGTTTGATAAGAATCCTGATCCTGATGAGGACAGTAAACTTCTTCTGCCATAACCACTTAACAGTTGTTGCTTTCTAGCTTGCGTTGCTTTTGCTTGATCTTGTAATCCTTTTTTACGAAGATCACTTTCTCTTTGTGCTAAAGCTGGGTCTGGTTTAGGAGGTGGCGGGATATATACAGATTTACTTCCGCCAAATAATCCACTACACATACAATTCCTTTCTATAATCTAGCACGAATATCAAAGATATTCCATTTCTTTCTTATACTCTTTTTTGGTTGCTTTGTAAAGACATCAAAATCAGTTTTTGCTTGGACTACTTTTGCAGGAGTTTGGCTTTGTACTATTTGCTTTCCTTCTCCTGCTCCTAGTAATAAATATTGTAGG